AGAAATTTAGTGAAGACGGTGAGATATCCGATCTTGTTGGAGATTCAAGATTTTTACAAGACATCATCAGAGTGGCTGAAGGAAATAAAACCTACAAATACGAGCCAGGTAAAATTACCTATGACAAAGACGTTGAGTTCATTCAAACCGCTTTACAATTCTTAGGATTCTCTTTACCAAAATGGGGTGTTGACGGTAAGTTTGGTCCTGAAACAGAAAACGCAGCCAAAGAGTTCCAAAAATCTATGCAGATCACAACTGATGGAAAAATGGATGGTTTTGATCTTAGATACTTAACCGCGATGTTGGTTATTAGAAAATTCTCAGATGATGATTTGAGTAAAATCAAAAAACAAAAAGAGGTTGATACTTCAAACATAACTGACAAGAACTTCTACGAAAGGATATTAAAGGAGTTAGGTGCTCCTGTCACATCAGAAAACCTTAAATTTTTATATGCGTGGAGACAAGCCGAGGGTAAGGGAGGAAGATATAACCCATTCAATACAACATGGAAACTACCTGGTTCAACAAATATGAATAAGGTCGGAGTACAACATTACAAATCATTGGAGGATGGTATGATTGCGACTCTTAAAACATTGAGAAATGGAAGGTACAGTTGTATTGTAGATGGTCTCAAAAACGACATTGGGGCATCCCAAATATCAAAATGTTCATCACTTAAAACTTGGGGAACTGGAGATTTGGTTGCTAAAGTGGTTAATAGTTACGAAAAGGGAGCGTCTCCGAGTATCAAAGACCTCGCATAAATTAAATTATTCTTAAGGAACGTATATTTATAAAGAAAAAATTAAATGGCTTTAGTAACATATCTCATTGGTTCATGTGCAGGGGGTCCAGCAATACTTGTTGATTTTGACAGCAGTAATTTACCTGCGGTCAACGGTAATTATTTCCTTAGATTCTCAGGTGCAACTGCCGAGGGTTGTTATGACATTATCGATAATGCAGAGCCAACTACAGGTGTAGACGTTGTTACGTACATGTCCGTTGATTACGGAGATTGTGCAACTTGTGAGGCAGTTGTAACACCAACTCCAACTCCAAGTACTACTGCAACACCAACACCATCAGTTACTAAAACACCAACGGTTACACCAACAAAAACGGCTACCGCAACCCCTACTCCAAGTATAACAGCATCACCAACGGTTACACCAACAAAAACGGCTACACCTACTCCAAGCGTGACTGCAGCGGTTACATCTACTCCAACAGTTACTCCAACAAACTCACCAACACCGAGCACAACCGCAGGTGCAACTCCAACTCCTTCAGTAACCACAACTAAAACGCCTACTCCTACGCAGTCAGGTACAGCAAGTGTAACACCAACACCTACGGGAACTGCAGCAGTTACACCTACACCAACTTCGAGTGTCACACCAACTGTAACACCGACAACAACACCAACACCTACACCATTCGGAGTATTCAGTGCTAATACGTACTATGAATTCACAAATGAAATGTTCGGATCTTACAGTGGGGGTACTTATGACCCAAGTGTAGGACAATTACCACGTCCAGCTAACCAAGCAATGATTGGAAGTGAAAGAGGCACAGTTTATGACATGAGTGCAATAAAGATCGGTGGATTCGATGGATTAAATAACTAAAAAAAAACTAAAAAAAATATCATGGCAGACATCAGACCATTAGGAAGTGAAAGATTAGAGGGTTTAGACAAAATCAAAAGAATCATGGAGATTGCAAAATACAAAGATGCATCTTCGAACCCTGTTAATGAAAACACTTCTTCAGAATACAACATTACTTTCGCCGACGGCAACAGTTTCGGTATTGTTAAAGAAAAACAAGGATATATCATTAAACAAATGTTGGAGGAAGGCCAATCAGATTATATTGAGCCAATGAAAAATAGAAAATATTTTTCAAGCTATTCTCAAGCATTAAAGAAACTGAATTTAATGATCAAAGAAAACAATTCTTTAGTTGGTAACGAAGAGGGTGTTTCTTTATTCGGAGAGCAGAAAAAATTTGTTCTTAAGGCTCCTCAAGCGGCTGCTGAACAATCTCCTGTGGCACCTGAAGAACCAGTTGCACCGACTCTACCGGAACCTGAATTACCTTCAACAGAGGAAATGCCAGCACCTGATGCTGAGGTTCCTGTTGATGATGTATCAGTAGATACTGAAATGGGGATGGAAATGGATTCTGAACCAACAGACAACGAACCTGTGTCATTTAAAGTTATTCAGAAGTTGACAGGTAAGTTAACTCAAAAGATCAGACAATTTGGTTCAGAGAATGAAATGTCTTCTGAGGATATCAAATACGTTATAAATATGGTTCTTTCTTCAGTTGATTTGACAAATCTTTCGACAGAGGACAAGGATGAAATTATGAACAAATTTGAATCTGATGAAGCAGATGCGGTTGTAGACGGTGGTGATGACAAAGATGGTACCGATATTACAGATGACACTGAGGTTGAAGATATACAAAACTTTATGGATGTTGAAAACGACGCTGATATGGTAGATGTGGGGGCACAACCTGAAGGATTTGGAAAAATCGAGGCAGAGGAACAGTGGCAAGCGGCTATCGCACCGGCAATTGAAAGAATGGCAATGTCATATGCGGCTAACAAAGCTGCTGATAAAGTTTCAGACATGTTTTCAAATGAAGAAGAAATTGAAGAAGAATCTGCAGTTGAGAAAAGTTTGTTAGATCATTTATTCTCAGAATCTAAAGTTGATAAAGTATTATCGAAATACTTTGAGGTTAAGGATTCTGAAAAGAGAATGATCCAAGAAAAAAGAACTGTGAAAAATATTCAATTGAAGAAAGTTATTGAAAAAGAAATGAATTCAGTAAAAAAACTATCTGAGTCAATTGAACAAGAATTAGCTGCTGAAAAATTTTTAGAAGAAAACTTTGGTTTTTCTTTGATTGGAAAAACAAACAAGAAAAACTTAGTGTTCGAAAAAAATAATAAACAAACTAAAATTTCACCTGAAGGATTGATTCTATGAGTTATCTAATCTATGTAAATGGACTTGGTCCAAATTTTAGAGGTGATAATTTGTATGAGTTTATTTTTTCGGATGAGAAAGATGTTTGGGGTGAAAATTGGGACAGTAAACCATCAAATGGTTACCCTCAACCACCCGATTTGAAATATGTAAAGAAAGTAGGAGTTCTGAAAAATACCGATATAAAATTGGATTTGATTCAGAACTCTGATTATTTTAGTATGATAGATGCGGTTGACGGAGTAATCGCATTAGCCTGGGAATCTGATGAGGTAGAAGATAGAATGGTGTTCAGGTTTGGCCAAAGTGAGGAGGAAATAACTGATATTCTATATTCTAAAGATTTAATTCTCAAAATAGAAAAAAAGGAATCTTATGAAAATTAATAAAAAAGCCTTGGATTTAGTTGAAGTAGGTTTAAGACCTGACACAGTTGCAAAAATGTCAGAGTCACAAATTAACACCTTACATTCAAAAATGATCTCTGAAATCACTATGGTTTCTAAAGCAGATACGAGCACTATTAACAAACTTAAAACTGAAAAGAAACCTTTCGAGGTTTACGAAAAAGAAATCAAAGAACAACCTGATACTGAAGTTAGCATGACTGACAAGACAGCAGGAGGTACGACACAAGATCCTGTACAAGTACAAGGACCTGATGGGACTGACGACGTAGGTAATGATCAAATCAATAAAGAGAAGGAGATTTCAGAAAGAGAAACTAATCCTTGGGCTATTTGTACAGCACAACTTGGTAAAGAGTTTGGTACAACAGAGAGAAGTGATTGGTCTAAAGGACAAATGAAAAAATATGAAAGATGTGTTAAGGACGTAAAGAAAACTGTGAAGGAAGGAAAAAATCCTGTATCTTTGTTTATTGAAAACAAGATTATGGAATTAGTATCTAAACATATCCCACCAAAAATGACTAAGGGAGAATTGATGAAACACTTAGTTGAAGACGGACCAGCGGTAGCCCCATCAAAACCAAAAACATCTCCAACAACAAAACCAGGAAAACCTGGTACTAAACCTCAGAAGCCCGGCCATCCTTTAAGGAATCCAAATCCAGGTGAAAAACCCGCACCTAAAGCTGGCCACGAAAAGGCGAAGAAAGAGGTTATAGACTTAATTATCAACTTATTAGACAAGTAATCATGGCAAAGAAACTGAAAGAACAATTAGATTATGGTAATAGACCGGAAAGAATGGATCCTAATTTGGAGAGAAAGTTAGCAGATCCACAGGGTCTTTATGGACAGAATCCTGCTATGAGAAAAGGACCCCAAGATGTTGAAAGATTGGTTAGCTCAAGATTCAAAAAAGTTGCCGACAAGTTAAGGTCTGTACCCGGAATGAGAGATCTCAGTCCAAGAGTGGTACAAGCTTTCTATATGCAAATGATGAATAGCCTACCAACAATAATGAGAATTGAGGGTGCGCACAAAGATGAATTGATTGAGTTAGCTAAAAAAGCTTCACTCGAAGAAACAGAAGTTCCTGATGGTTGGGTTAATATAATTGCAGAATTAGGTATGCCAATTGATGTCTCTAATTTCAGATACGAACCTGAAGATGAAGAGGAGGAAGAAGATGAGGAGGAAAAAGAAGAAAAATTGCAATTCCAATCATTTGATGTTGAGGATCTAACAGACGCTGAACAGCTCGAGTTAGAAAAACACAAAAGAAACATCATCAACGCTATCATCCAAGGTGCTGCTAAGAAGGGACATTACATATTTCAAAAACCCTCTGTAAAGAGAGCATTAGACCGCATTGATCCACAATTATTTCCATTGTACTTGGCTATAATGGCAGTTAATGACTACATGTACTTCACTCAAGAACAAATGATTGAAATGATGAGTACAACAGGTCAAGGTGTTGCTGGAAAAGTTGAGTTGGATCCCGAAGGAGAAGAGGGAGATGAGGGTGGAGAAGAAGGTGAGTCTGAAATTGATACTGTAATCAAAGCTCAAGGTCTTATCTTCCCAATTTTATGCCATGAGATCATAAAAGGTATTGAAGAGTCCAAAGGAAGACATGGTTTACCAAAGGAACCCGGAATGCGTCAAAAAGTTCAACAACAAGTTGATACTTTGGCAAACGAACCAATGCAATTGAGAATCGGACCAGAAATTGTAGAAAAAATCCGTTTTTCACTTCCTGATGAAATGTTTGATGAATCCAATAAAGGATTAATAAACTGGTTCCACATCTTGTTATACCAAATTGATGCAAAAGAATTCTTGGAAATCATAGGAGACGCTATCTCAGATGATAAATCTAAAAACAAGAAAGCTACTGCGAGATTCGAGGAGATCATGAAAGAAGCTCAGAACATGAAGTCAGAATTCGAAAATTACAAAGAAGAAAATGACATCGATTCTGAAGATGAAGGAGACGACGATGAAGGTCTCGACGATTTCTTAGGAAGTTTGGGTATATCAAGACCCAAATAATTTTCTGTGACCAGAGAACAATTAATTATCGAAGTTACGAAGTGTATGAAAAACACTCCGTACGCGATGAGAACTTATTTGCAGACTTTTGACAATACCGTCAAAAGATATGTACCATTGGATCTATTCCCTGACCAAGTAACCTTAGTTGAGGATTATGATAATTACAACGAAAACATTGCACTGAAATATAGACAGGCGGGTGTATCAACAGTAACCGCTGCATGGTCTTCGAAAAGGTTAGTTTTTGCAAAGAAGAACAATCCAGAAAAAATACTGATCATTGCAAACAAATTGGATACCGCTGTAGAATTTGCTAATAAGGTTAGAGGATTTACAGAACAATGGCCTGCTTGGGTTGGGGTTGGCTTTTCACAAGAAAAAAATTCACAAAGACATTTCAAACTCACAAATAATTGTGAAGTTAAGGCGGTTGCAACTTCCAAAGATGCCTTACGTGGTTATACACCTACAATCCTAATATTCGATGAAGCAGCATATATTGAGGCAGATGACGACTTTTGGGCAGCCTGTATGGCTTCCCTGTCTACGGGAGGTAAAGTGATTGTAATTTCTACCCCAAATGGTTACGATCCAATTTACTATGAAATCTATGAACAGGCATTGAGAAACATGAATACGTTCAAAGTTTCTGAAATGTTTTGGTACAAGGATCCGAGATACAACAAAGATCTTTACATGGTAAAATGTGATGATCTGACTGATTATCTTTTAAACCGCGAAAATTACAAGAACACTGAAGTTATAGACCTAACGGTAGAAAATGCCTACGAAAGAGATTATGATGTTGTAAAAAATTACATCTCACAAGGATTCAAACCATGTTCATCTTGGTTCGAAGGTATGGTAAAAAAACTGAAGTATGACAAAAGAAAAGTTGCTCAGGAACTTGAGTGTAACTTTTTGGGGTCAGGTGATAATGTATTCGAATCAACTCTCCTTACTAAAATAAAAGATAATGATATAAAAGATCCTGATGGAAAAATGATGGCAGGTAACTTGTGGATTTGGAAAGATCCTGTTATGAGTCATAGATACATCATGGGTGTGGACGTTTCGAGGGGTGATTCGGAGGATTTTTCTTGTATCCAAATTATCGATTTTGATGAGAGAGAACAAGTTTTTGAATATGTGGCTAAAACACCGCCAGACGTTTTAGCGGAAGTTGCCTACAAGTGGGGTAAGATGTATAATGCAATGATTGTCACAGATCTGACTGGAGGTATGGGAGTCGCAACGGCGAGAAAATTGCAAGAGTTAGGTTATAAGAATTTATATGTTGAAGGACTGACAGAAAGAAACAAATATAAATGGGATCCGAAAAGAGACGAAAAAATACCAGGGATTAACTTCAATGCTAAAAGGGTTCAAATTATTGCATCTTTGGAAGAATCTTTGAGACACGGTTTCAAAGTTAGATCTCAAAGACTTTTGAATGAAATGGGTAAATTCATTTATGTGAATGGTAGACCAGATCACCAAAAAGGTCACCATGACGATACAATTATGTCAATTGCTATGGCAATTTACGTTGGAGATACTGCATTCCAAAACTTACAGAAGGTTGTTCAACAAACTAAAGTTATGATTGATTCGTGGCACACAGAACGTAGTGAGAACAAAATGAGATCTGATTTTTTCAATCCTACAATACCCGTAGCAGGAAATCACAATCCAAGATTTATCAACGAAGCATCCAAAGAGGACTACAGGAAATATGGATGGTTATTTGGGGGTCGATAAGTATTTATATTATCAACGTAACACGTAAAATTGTAAAATGGATAATAAGAATCTAACGGTATGGCAACGACTTTCTGCGGCATTTGGACCTAACGCGCTCCTTAATCAGGATTATCCTACTTTTCATTTCGACAAAGAGGTTCTTTTAAAAACTCAAGACAAAGCCCAATACGAAAAAGAAAAACTTCAAGCCCAACAAACCTTTTACTTATCTAATCAATGGGCAAAAGTTGAAAACAATTTGTATTCTCAAGCAGTATATTATGAACCAACAAGATTGGCTTCAGTATACGACTATGAATCAATGGAGTATACTCCTGAAATATCTGCGGCGTTAGATATCTACGCTGAGGAATCAACAACTACTAACGAAGACGGGTTCATTCTACAAATTTATTCTGAATCAAAAAGAATCAAGGGTGTATTAGCAGATCTTTTCAATAACACATTGGATATCAATACAAACTTACCAATGTGGACAAGAAACACGTGTAAATATGGTGACAATTTTGTATATCTGAAATTGGATCCTGAAAAAGGAGTTGTTGGTGTACAACAATTACCAAATATAGAAATCGAAAGAGTTGAAGCAGGAATGCACGAAAAAAGAGCACAATCTTTGGAAGACCCTACAGCTCAAAGAGCCCTTCACTTCAAGTGGAAAAACAAAAACATGGAGTTCCAATCTTGGGAGATTGCACATTTCAGACTACTGGGTGACGACAGAAAACTTCCATATGGTACCTCGATGTTAGAAAAAGCAAGACGTATTTGGAAACAATTATTGTTATCTGAAGACGCAATGTTAATTTATCGTACTTCAAGAGCACCTGAAAGAAGAATATTCAAAGTGTTCGTTGGAAATATGAATGACGAGGATGTTGAAGCATACGTTCAACGTGTAGCAAATAAGTTCAAAAGAGATCAGGTGTTGGATCAAAAGACGGGTAACGTGGACATGAGGTTCAACCAAATGGCTGTTGATCAGGACTACTTTGTTCCCGTGAGAGACCCTGCAGCTCCTTCTCCAATTGATACATTACCAGGTGCACAAAACTTAGCTGAGATTGCCGATATTGAATATATTCAGAAGAAATTACTAACTGCATTACGTGTTCCAAAAGCATTCTTGGGATTTGAAGAAGTGGTAGGAGACGGAAAAAATTTGTCATTACAAGATATTCGTTTTGCCCGTACTATTAATAGAATCCAAAAAAGTATGTTGCAAGAATTGAACAAAATTGCAATTATACATTTGTTTCTCAACGGATTTGAAGAAGAAATTGCAAACTTCACTTTAGGTCTTACAAACCCATCTACTCAAGCTGACCTTTTAAAGATTGATGTATGGAAAGAGAAAGTTTTACTTTACAAAGATGCAGTTGCGGATCCAGGTAATGGTATTCAACCTGTATCATCTACATGGGCTAAAAAACATATTCTCGGAATGTCTGATGAGGAAATCAAATTGGATTTACAACAACAAAGAATAGAAAAAGCGGTAGGTGAAGAATTGAAGAATACTCCAGCCGTAATCCAAAAAACAGGTATATTTGACAATATTGACAAACTATATGGTTCTACAACAGGATCTACAGCAACTGCAGGAGCAACACCTAGTGGAGAAGTTTCTGAACCTGCTTTAGGGGCCTTACCTGCTGAAACAGGTGGAGCTTTACCGGGTGAAGAGGTGGCCGCTCCTGAGGCAGCACCTGAGGGAGAAGCTGCGGGTGGAACAGTACCAGAATCACGTTTCGACAACATGAATATTTTGCTAGACTCAGATATGATTAAGGGTAGAACAATCTTAGATTTGAGCCATGGTCAACAATATTTAGGAGAAATTGAAAAAGAGTTAGACAACTTACTAAACTCCTAATATTTATAAAAAAATATTGTTCCATGACCTTCGGAGAAGTAAAATCCATAATTGAAGAAAGCTTGATAGAATCTTATAAAGATTCCAAAAATTTCAAAAGTGTGATGAAAGAGTTTCACACAAATATCTTGACTAACAAGTCATTGTCTAAATTGTATTCCCTATACGATGATTTGAATTCAGAAAAATCTTTGTCCGAAAAAGAAGCTAAGGAGTACTTGGAAGAAGGTATCTCTCTTATTAGATCTGTATTGGAAAATGCTAAGTTGCCAAAATTCACATCTAAAAAGATTGAAAACAAATACAAAGATTTGGATACATTAGTTTACACCAAAAATTTGAATATATCAGAGAGAGTTTCTGCTAAAAACAATCTTATTTCCAATTTAACTAAATCTCCTAACTCATTGAAAGAATCGATTAACCTACCTTTGACATCGATGGTTTCAGTTGCAAATCAAACCCTGAAGAATTACATTGAGACTATGGATGAGTCAACAAAAAAAGATTTCTTCAAAGTAATCAAATCTGATCAGAATGATTTGGAAAAAGAGTTTGGTACAATCAAAGAAAGTGCAATTAATAAATTGCAAACTATTTTGGAAGGTGAAAACGAGTTTGAGTTGAAAACCAAAATATCTGAAACGATTGATAGATTGAAAAACGAAGAGTTCAATCAAATGAATTTTGTAAGAATCAGCTCGTTAGAAAAATCTATTTAATTTCCTATCTTCTGTTGTGTATAAATAGCTTTAAGCTTTTGAGTCCTTTTTTTGACTGAAGGTTTAACATACTCTTTTCTTTCGAAAAGTGTTTTTTGTTGCTTAGTCTTCATCACCTTAGATTTCAAGGTCTTAAGTGCTCTTTCAATGTTTTCGTTTTTTCCGATTTCAATAATTAACATAATAACATATATTTCGAAAAGTCAATTTTGACAATTATATTCCTTTTTCATAATATTTTAAAAACAAATAAACTATTGTATATGAAACAAAATGAAGAAAGGAAAAACCTCAAAAATAAATAACTTCGAATCTCTCAAAGTAAATTATGGAACAGTAGATTCCAAAAATTTAAAATCAATTTACATTAACATACAATCATGGGTAAACCCTAAAATTATCTCCGAGAACTGGAATAGAATTGTATGTAATTTTAGTCGTGAAATCAAACACACCATTTATTATCAATTAGACAGACAAATATTCGAGGATAAGTCAATCGTTGATTTGGATCTCAGAACGTCAGGTATAGTCTTTGGAAAGAAATCCTTTTTGAACTTGGAAATTAATCTTTTCACATCCCAAGAATTAGACTTTAAATCAAATGTAGTACGAGACTCAATTAAAAAATTAGTTTCTGCAATCAACTCCGAAAATTTCAAGAAAAACAATTATTTTGATTTTACCCTCACTAAAAATGGAAATCCAACAAAATCAAAGTCAGAAGTATATTTATAGAAAAAGTTTTGATGAAACAATATAAAATACTTGGTCCACACGAAATAGGTAAAGGTATCCTTATCGAAGAAGATGCGGGATATCTTTCTCCACTTGATAAATTGAATGAATCAATTTTGAAAGAAGCTCAAGAAAGAGACTATAAGAAACCATTTGAATTTTTTGCAGTTTTACAAAAATTCAACACCCCTAATAGAAACGGAAGATTTTATCCTGAAAACATTCTTAAAAGAGAAGCGGAAAAATATAAAAAGACAATCCAAAAAGGTCTTTCCACATCTGAATTAAACCACCCCGAATCCTCTCTCATTGACCTTGATAGAGTATCTCATTTGATCACAGATATTTGGTGGGAAGGAAATGTTTTGATGGGTAAATTAAAATTATTGACATCGCCAGGATTTCATGAAAGCGGTATTGTCTCAACAAAGGGTGATATTGCGGCGAACCTAATGAGACAAGGAGTAACGATGGGAGTATCTTCAAGAGGAGTAGGATCCCTCAAGAAAATCGGTGAGAGAAATGAAGTACAAGATGATTTCGAGTTGATTTGTTTCGATTTGGTTTCTTCACCTTCAACACCAGGTGCATACCTTTTCCCAAATGCTGAGGACAGAATGAAATATGAGGAAAACTTGGAAGAAGAAAAAATCGTTGGGTTAAGTTCGGCTGGAAACAAGTCTATTGATTTAATGAAAAAACTTACCGATTATTTGGGAAGATAATTAAAAACTATGGACGAAAAATTTTTTGTAGCAAAAATTACTTATGATCTTCCTGATGAAAACACAGGTAAAATCAAAAAAATTAAAGAAGAAAAACTCGTTAAAGGATTTTCAGTAACTGATGTTGAAGCAAAAGTTACCAAACGATATGAGGGGTTCTCTAATGATTGGAGAATAACTTCTGTATCAGAAAGTAAGATTGACGAAGTAATTGATTAAAAGTGGTTTTATACCACTTTTTTTATTTTGAGGATATTTATAAAATAAAAAATTATGAATATCCTACTTAGTACTCCATCAGGTAATGGAAGATTGATACAGGGCGGAACCATCCAAGATGGGATTACACTTGCCAATTCATTAGGACTTACTGAATATAATGTTGCTGTTTACAATGCGGCCTCTGTTGTTGTTAATGATAACACAGGTGGTGGTTTCAACATTAACCTAAATGACGAAGGAACTACAGAGAGATTTCTAATTTTTGATACTACTTCATCTAACGTTTTGTCTTGGATCACGACAAACTACCCAACAGCTACGTTGGTTACATTCGGAAAAACTTCAATAATATTAGCTACAGCCTAAATTTTTTTCGATTTAGACACTATTTATAAGTTAAAATAATAACAATTTATTATGCAAGAAAATAAATCAATTGTTGAAGAGGCGTTGATTCAAATGAAAAATGTTGAACAAGCAATCGCCGAAAATGCAAAAGGAATACTTCGTTCTACAATGAAAGAAGAAATCGGACAACTGGTAAAAGAATCTCTCTCAGAACAAGATGATGAGGAAGAGGTTGACTTAGATTCAGAAATAGATACAGACGTAGAAGTTTCACCTGAAGAAGATGAAATGGAAATGGATGTTGATAACGAAGAAGGCATGGATATGGACATTGATATGGACATGGACATGGATTCTGAAAGTCCTATCGACTTAACAGGCGCATCGGACGAAGAAATTCTTAAAATTTTTAAAGCAATGGGCGAAGAAGATGGAATCATCGTGAAAAAAGACGGTGATGATATTCATATCACTGATAACAATCAGGATGCAGAATATCTTGTTAAGTTAGGAGAATCATTAGAAGAGGACATGGATATGGCATCTTTTGATGAAACTCTCGATGAAGAGGGTAATCCTATGGACATGGGATCTGACGAAACCTCAGACATGGACGACGAGAAAATCGACATGATCGTTAGCAAACTTTTTGACGGTGATCATTCTCTTGAAGAAGAGGAAGATGACGAAGAAGAAGAGGAAGATGACGAAGAAGAAGTTGACGAAATCGTTTATGAAATCAGTCTCGATGAAGATGATGATATCGAGGAAATGGAAGAGGGAGCTGAAGTTGATGAGTTGGACGAACAGGACGACATAGATCCTGAAATGGCTATGGAAATGGAAGAGGGCATGGACTCAGATATGGAAGACGAAATGCACGAAGACATGGAAGAAGACATGGATGGTTTAGAAGAATCTTACGATCACAAAAAGGTCGGAGTAAAAGAGGCTAAGATGACCGTAAAACCAGTAGGTAAGGGCATCGGAAAACCTAACTTCAAATATGATGGTGAAACTGAATACAAGTCACCTAAAAAAATGAAGCAAGGAACAAAAGGCGTTGGTATGGGTAAACCTAAGTTTGAGTACAAAGAAGGTGAAAATACTGATGGAAAGACTAAAGTTGTTAAAGCTAAGAAGAAAGTTGAAGCTAAAGAAGCGGCTCGTACTTACGGGTTTGGTTCTAAAGACGGATCTAGAGGTCTTAGAAAAGCAATAACAGACAACAGAAATCTAACATTTGAAGCACTTGAAATCGAAGTAAAACAACTAAGAGAAAAGAATGAAGAGTACAGAAAAGCACTTAACATTTTCAGATCTAAATTAAATGAAGTTGCAATCTTCAATTCAAATTTAGCATACGCTACAAGATTGTTCACAGAACACGCTACAACTAAAAAGGAAAAAATTAACATCCTTAGAAGATTTGATAGTGTTGAATCTTTGAAAGAATCTAAAAATCTATACAAAACTCTAAAAGATGAGTTGTCAAACACTGACAGTGCACCTTCTAAATCAATCAACGAATCTGTTGGAAAAATTGAAAAGGTTGTATCAACAGGATCAGCAACTAATCTGATAGAAAATAAGACTTACGAAGCACCTCAGTTCTTAAGAATTAAGGATTTGATGAGTAAGATCGGATAATAAAAAATTAAAAACAAAAACAAATAAAAATGGGAGCATTATTAGAATCAGGTCTCGTTGGTAACATTGGTCTTAAGCACCTTAAAGTTATCAAGGAAGATACTATCAACAAATGGGACAAATTAGGATTCTTAGAGGGTCTTAAAGGTCACGCAAAGGAAAACATTGCTCAGCTTTTCGAAAACCAAGCATCATATTTGATCAATGAGGCTGCAACAACTGACTCATCAGGTTCTTTCGAAACTGTAGTTTTCCCAATCGTTAGAAGAGTTTTCTCTAAACTTCTTGCTAATGATATCGTTTCAGTACAAGCTATGAACCTACCAATCGGTAAGTTGTTCTACTTCGTACCTCACATTCAGAGATATCAGTCTCCGAATGAATTATTACCACAAGATGGTGGTGATCACTACGCACCTTTTGGAGCACCTAACGGACCAGCTTCACAAAATGCGGGTTACAACCAAAATGACAAAGATCTTTACGATCTTTTCTATGAAGGTAACGAACCAGATTTGGATCCTCCAGGTCTATTCGACTATTCTAAAGGTACATTCTCTGCAATGACATACACAGCTTCAACGCAAGTATGGGATGCAGCAGGAAACGCACTTATCCAATCAGGATACGCAGCTGGTACTTATAGAAAAGTAATCATGGCACTTTCTGGTTTCCAAAGTGCAGGTCAAGGTCAATTGATCGGACCAGATGGTAACGAACAAGATACTGAAGCTTTCTTAGCTTCTTTACAAGTTCTTCCAATCACTAACGCAACTGCAAACGGATTCTCAGGTGTATCTTCACCTGTATTATTCAGAGTTGTAACACAGGTTTACGGTAAAGGTATTGTACAGTATGGCGGTCAGTCAAACACAACATTCCCTTCTACAGGTAATGGTGGTTCATACAACAACGTTTGTGATGCTAACGGTGTAATTTATCTTGAAGCTGATCTTCAAGTTCCTTGTGAAGTAACATCTTCTTCACTTGATGGTTATTCTGGATACACTACAACAGTGAACACAGATTACAACCAAGCATTCAAGTGTAAGTACAGAGTTTACAAAGAAATGGAATTCGAAGACAGATTGGGTGAGGTTTCTTTCGATCTACAGGCTGTAACAGTTTCTGTAACTGAAAGAAAACTAAGAGCTCAATGGTCACCTGAATTGGCTCAAGACGTTGCGGCATTCCACAACATCGATGCTGAAGCTGAATTAACTGCTTTGTTATCAGAGCAAGTTGCAGCTGAAATTGATAGAGAGATCCTAAGAGACCTTAGAAAAGGTGCAGCTTGGAACTTAAGATGGAACTACAACGGATGGAAGCAATTGGGTAACAATGCAGTACCTTATACACAAAAGGACTGGAACCAAACGCTTATCACAGCAATCAACCAAATTTCAGCTCAGATCCACAAATCAACTCTAAGAGGTGGTGCTAACTGGATCGTTGTATCTTCTGAAATCAGTGCAATTTTTGATGACTTGGAGTATTTCCACGTATCAAACGCGGCTCCTGAGCAGGATCAATACAACATGGGTATTGAAAGAGTTGGTACTCTTGCTGGTAGATACCAAGTTTATAGAGATCCTTACTTCCCACCAAACCAAGTGTTGTTGGGTCACAAAGGAACATCTTTACTTGACACAGGTTATATCTACGCACCATATGTACCTTTACAACTTACTCCAACAATGTATAACCCATTCAACTTCACACCTATCAAGGGTATCATGACTAGATACGCTAAGAAAATGGTTAACAACCGTTTCTATGGTAGAATCACAGTTGATGGAGTTAGAACATTCGATTTGAGAGAGTTGAGATAATATGGTCTAACCAAAATATAAAAGGGTCCTTCGGGACCCTTTTTTTTTATATCAGATATTTATAAACATGATCAAACAAAACTTCAATATAGATTCGGTTGAGATGTCGAGAATTTTACAGATGCACGAGAGTGCGACCAAAAATCATTATCTGATAAAGGAACAAAGACAGCCCGAGGTAATCACAAATACTGAGACTAAAATAAATAAATTCCCTACAACAAACTTGGGAAATAAGTTTGAATATGGGAAATATGACTCACCAACAGTGAAGACTGCAATAGAACAATTGAAGCCTCAAATTGAAAAATTTATACAAGATAGTGACTCGAGTAACTTTACAATCAACATATCAGCAGGAGAATCGAGGGTTACAAACCCGAAAGGTTTTGAGACTAAGGGAAGTTTGGCTTTGGCTAGAGCAAATAATGTAAAAAAATATTTCCAAGAATTGTTTCCCGATTTGATAAAGAAAGGGGTTTTGTTTATTAAATCACCGGAGTCCGTTGAAGAAGTCACAATCGGTAAGACTCCATATGGGGGTCCTGGTAGTGGAGATTTTAAAGATGAGGAAAAGAAGAAAAAATATAATCAAGAACAATTTGTAAATTTTGATATTGTCGGATCTGGTAGTAAAACAACAACTACAACAAAAACAAAAACATTCTGTAACGTTAAGCCATTACAGTCTGCGGGAGGATCACTTTCAGTAGATCAAGATTTTACTCAAGTAGTACCTTGGAATATCGGTAAAGGTGAAGGTAATCTATTTCTCTCGTTTGATACATTCTATATGCCCGATATAATTTATTTCGAATATAACGGAAAAACATATGGTGACACATTATTCAGAGGTAGTAGAACACCTGAATACAGAATATATGTTGGGACTGCACTATATGCAAAATATGGTCAAGCCGGATTACCTAAACAGATGGGACAAAATCAAATAACCAAATTAAATTTTAATGAAAATAGTTTGAAAGATGCGTTACCTGACATGAGAGCTTGGGGTTTGGAAGAATCTTTCAATAATACATTTGGTCCTGATTCTTCATTGAGTAATCCTGCGTATATGGATGCTTTTAGAAGATTCGACCAAAAGAGAGGGAATAACGGAGTTGATAGACTACTCAAAGATTTGGGACCTGATTTTCCTTGGGCAATTCTAAAATCAACGATTGGTGTTTCTTCTAGTGGAAAAATTGGGCCGATACCCAAAGTGGATGGGTTGGATACGATTAATATTATCAACGTCGCTCCTGTGGGCACCACTCAATGGAAATTGAATCTTAGTTGTGTTTAATGTGGGGTAATATTTTTGTATGTCCTCTGAGTTGAAGTGAATATATTTTTTAGTAACCCTATCGTATGTTGTAAATTGAGTAATTTTTACAGTATCGTTCTCCACATACCATGAAATAAAAGTCACGTGTTTTTTTATAACTTTCGATACCGAATCTATGATTTGTATGCTTTCGTCTTTTTTTTGTGAAAAAGAATTGAATGAGATTAGAGATAAAATGATTATCAATATATTTTTCATCATGTGGGTTTTGTGACAAAGATAAAGAAATTATCTATTGTATCAAAATATTTTCTTACTATATTTATTTTTAGATTTTAGTTTATCAGTCCCCAGTCTTAACCACTGTTGAGTATTCACGGATACGATGGTATTGGTAACATAGTCAATCAACTATTGTAAAATTAAAAAAAATGAATTACGCAACAAGTGTGAGTAATCCGACCGCTCACGTAACAAAAAGAAAGTCGAGACTTAAAGTATATGGTGGTGTAAACCTATACATGAATGAAGGGGAAACATTCGAAATTGAACTCTACAACCCCAAAACAAATTCCATCTTAGCAAAGATCAAATTAAACGGAAAGTACATCTCCTCTACAGGTATCGTCATAAGACCTGGTCAGAGACTGTTTTTAGAACGTTTTTTAGACACTAATAACAAGTTTGTATTCACTACCTACGAAGTGGAAGATAATCGTCCTAATAGGGATGTAATTGCATTTAACGGTAATGTAGAGATTGAGTTCTACGATGAATCAACAAAACCAATTTATCCTCACTTAGTTGGTGGTAGTTGGGGATCTAGTTGGACAACGATAAACACGGGGTCTCCTTGGTTAGGTGGAAATATAACATACACAACTAATAGTATGGGAGTTCCCACCAGTAATGTGAGTTCTTTCTACTCTAATACAACACCCGAAGGTCCAAATGTCAGGAGTAAATTTGATACATCAAGAACCCCTCTGAGAGGTTCAAAAAAATCAATTGAGACCGGAAGAATAGAAAAAGGTGAATCTTCGGATCAAACTTTCACAACCGTAAATGAGGAATTCTCTTCTTTTGTTTCACATAAAGTGACTTATAAAATTTTACCTACAGGAACAAAAAACACTGAAGTGAAGGATATTGTGAATTATTGTTCTGAGTGTGGAAAAAAACAGAAGAAAGAATATAAATTCTGTCCTTCATGTGGTAACAAACTATAAATTTAAAAGGGTCCCGTGAGACCCTTTTTTTTTATACTTTATGATCGATTATTCTGAGTGATCTTGAAATTGCTTCAGATTCTTTAATATCATATAGACCATTCCTGAAAGCGTGTTGTAATGCTTCGGTCACTATCATTATAGCCTGTTCTTTTTTTAGGTTATCTAAGAATTTACCTAAAGATTCATTATCGGTATATTGAATCGTGTCAAATAAGAAATACGACTGAGTTGATCCTGTCATAATGTGTTTTTTTAATATTTATAATATAGAATTATGATTGTAAAAATAAATGAGACAACTAGAACCAAGGGTTCTGGAAGATATGAGATACCAATAGTAATGGGTCCCGAAGATTGGAAGAAAAGCAGTCTTCAACCCTTTACCAACGCAGTTTCTAATTATGTGAGCCCTGAAAACTCTCACGATTCGTACGATGGTGATATGGACCGAGACCAAAAACAAATTACAAAAGACGAAAAGTTTTATAAGAAGGTAAAAAAGATGTTGAGTCAAGCTTCGAATAGGAAAGATGATAAGGGTAACGATATTCATGGTTATCATCCTGAGACAGTAAAAAAATACAAAAAAAAGTTTAACATGAAAGAAGAAAAAGACATTGAAAAGATCCTTAAGGAGGACTTAGCCGTTTGGTTTGGAACTAAGAAAAAATCTAAAGGGAGTAAACAACCACAGGGGCCATGGGTTAACATTTGTCGTAAAGATAAAAATGGTAAACATCCACCATGTGGTAGACCTGAAGCCGAGGATAAGTCATACCCTAAATGTAGAGCCATGGGCGTTGCGAGAAGAATGTCTGACTCTCAAAAAAAATCTGCTTGTTCTCAGAAAAGGAGAGCAGAAAAAAAGGACACACAAACAGGTAGAGGTCAAAAACCTGTGATGACATCTTATAAACCGAGAAAAGAAAGTTTGGAGAGTATTATAAAGAAAGTCCTTAAAGAATCAATCAAGTCTACCTAAGATAGTCTTAAGAGAATGTTGAATATTTTTTCTTATTTCTATTTCTAATTCTTGTCGTCTATTTTCTAAGACCTGATCGAATTGTTGTGTGAGTCGGTCAAATTCCGTTGTATTTTGTAGATAAACACTGTAACTATAAACGTGATTAATAACATGGATGGTATAACTTTCCATCACAACATACATGTTTTTTTCCTCGTTTTTGATAATCCTCTTTCTTGAAATTGGGGAAAAACTAAGTTCGGATCCTGTGTTTGATATGAGTTTTTCACAAATTGCCGATGCCGAAATCTCTTCGTCTGAGGAGATTGGTTTGGGGTCGAATTTTTCTTTTAGGGTTAAAAACAACTTGTATAGTAGGTTGGGTATAATACCCACAACTTTTTCAGGTTTCATCTTGTAAATATAATTCAAAGAATTGAATTAACAATAGGTACCTGAGCAACGCTTGTTACCATCCAATCCTGCAATTCTTCCTTTGCAAACAGAAACCGCATAACCGTTAGCGTATGCTGAAGGATAAACTTTGAATTTTGCCTTAGCGGCTGCTTTACCTCTTGCACACAACTTAGTCCCTGCTTTCTTTCTTCCTTCTTGGATATCTTCATACTCAACATAGGATTCCTGCTTCTTCATCTCATTCATGAAAAAATCAAAAACCTGATCCATATTGTTTTTTGCTTCACTGATATGATCATCTGCCCAATCGTGACCATTTTGAATAATTTGATCGATCATTTTATGATCCATACTTAATAGCATATCGGCTTGTCTTTTGATCTGTTCAAGATTAGAAAAAGTCATATAGTTTTCTAATTCTTGTTCTCTAAGTACCTTTTTTACTAAATCACCTAATTGTGATTCTGTTAGTTTTACAATTTTTTGTGCCATTATTTCTTATTTACGATTTGGAATTTAAGTTGTTTTTTATAAGTATCTTTCTCACCACTAGTATTTACTCTGATATCAACAAAATACTCGTTAGGGATTTTATCTCTCATGTCGAATATGAAATAAAACTCATTTGGAGTTCTGTTAATTTTTGTCCAATTTTGAACTTGAACTTCAGTCTGACCTTCCATAACATAAACACGATAATACGCTTCGACATTTTGTAAAACGGTGTTTGATGTGTATGCTTTTTTAACCACAACACCAACTTTTCTGATGTCAGTATTGAGTATCTTTTCATCTTGGTTGATACCATAGAAACTGAAACCGAATTTAGAAGGATCCTGAGATTGTGATCCAATAATAACATTAGCTTGTAAAGGCTGTAATACAAATTGGTTTTTTACTGCGGGTAAACTTTCGCCATTCAAAATCAAGTCTGACCAATTATCATAGAAAATACAAGGTACTGGATAGGATCCAAAATCATTGGGTACTGACACTTCATATACCCCTCTTGTTTTCAAACAAGTTGTTAAGTTTTCTAAACCTGGAACTACAACACCGTTACCATCTAAAATGTCTACTGTTGGTAGGTCATCTAAGTTAGCGAAGTCACCGTTTTGATAAACATATAGGTATAATTTATTGATTCTTCCTTTAGTGAAAGTGTTTCTGTCATCATCAATCAGATCATCATAATTTGTGAGAAGATAGGGTTGATAGAATGTTTGTGTGTGTCTCGAAAAGAAAGCAACACTATAGTTTTCAGTTAACCCTGTAATATTTTCGATTTGAGGTAGATATGCAATCCCCCATCCTGTTACACCTGTTAGGGTTCCTTGAAGTATTGAATTTATTTCGGTGGTCATATCAAAATTGATATCTTCATTACCGAATTCAAAGTGTTGAACGTCTACAATAGTAAGTGCAGAATAGTTGCATCCTGTTAGTCCTGTCAGAGAGTTAGTGTTACTGTATATTCCATATTCAGACCAATTCTTGATGGTACTTCTTTGATACCAGTTTGATGGTCTATCCGAGAAGGCTTTGTCTGTGAAAATAACATCAGGCGAAAATTGACCTGTTGCAGAGTTCCTTGTGGAATCAAAAGGGAAATAGTCATACCCCACACCTTCATCCCAAGTTTGAGGGTCCCCCGTTGTACCTGAAACTTTCGGGATTCTGAATAAAACTAAATCAAATGAAGTTGCTCTTCTTGCGCCGTCAGACATGTAGCCGTTAAGTAACTCCTCATCAAAAGATGAAGTGTTGGTCATAGTTAGGGTATGGGTGATTCCTGAGAACGAAGTACATCCTGTTGATATTTCACCTGTTGCAACCTTGTCAATAAGGGGTTGTAGGTCTAAATTAAAAATGAATCTTGAAAATCCTGCAGGAGGAATAATTTGTTGATCCGATCCGAAATTCAATTGCATCACAGGGTTTCTACCTGTATTTACAGTGTTATTAGATACAATTGTATTGTTCTTATTGAAATATGATCTGAAAATTGACATTAATCTTTTTCAATAAATATCAATTGATTCGGATATTACTATTAAGGATTTTTTGTGTTCCTTGTTGGATTTCTTGAAGAATGTCGGGAACTGAGGTTCCGTTTGTGGCGATCGATGTTGGTGGCATTTGATGGTAGGGATGAGAATGACCTACTAAGAACTTGACAATCAGACTTAATAATTTCAATAATTCTTCACCTCTTACAGTGCTTGATGTGCTATTTATCAGATCGTCAGCGAACTTATCTTGACTAATTCCGTAAAGAGTTCCATCGAGATTGATTACCTGTTTTCCAGGTATTTGAGATTTATGGGACAATAAGTACAACATGTCAGCACCTACGGCACCGATAGATTGTGGAGTCGGAGTGTATTCGATTATAGGCTCAACCACTTTTTCAGGGCTATATTGTTGACCGTAGGCGTTTTTGAAGAAAACTAAACCTGATCCTCTAACATTAGCACTTGCATTTGGTTTTACTTGAGTGTATAAGAAAGATACATTCGTGACAGTAGGGTCTGTTTGAGCTCCAGTGTTTACAGTTGAAGCCGAAGAACTAGTTGAGATATATTGAGATATAGTTTCTGCTGGTCTGAAGAAGAATGGTGTATCATTATTGTTATTATACCCCTGAAGAACCCCATTGATTTTGAGAATCACATCTTGCATTGATAGATTTTCAATTTTTACGATTTCTTTCAAAACAGTATCACTATATTCTTTCGTCAAACTAAACTCATCGTTTGTAAGTGTAGTACCATTGAAGGTGTAGATATTAATTTCCCCATTAAACACATTGGCTTGGTTCTCAGGATTATACAACGTATATTCGATGAGATATTTCATGGGAAGAACGATCTCATTTAGTTTACGATATTTTTTAAAACCGTTCTGTCTTTTTGTTTGTGTGAATTGTGAGAGTTGAAAGAAAGCTCTTCCATTGTATCCGACTGGTAATTCACGTGGATTAGTACTGAAGGTTTTACCTGCTCTCAGCAAAACTTCGTTCTTTTTTACAATTAAATCGGCATTACCTCTGCCCAAGAATCCATTATCTCCTGGTTCGGGAAATATACCGGCACTTCTTGCGTCTTCATAGGTTCCTGTAAACTTATTTTTAATAGATGGGTATTGTTTGTATTGTATACCCGTACCCAACATACTGTTGGCCCCTTGGTTATCCTGTCTACTCGTCAACATTGGTGACGAGAATGGACCTTGTATGTAAAACTGATTAGAATATTGTACTCTTGGGTTCTGATAAATTATTTGTACTAACTCGGTAGCTTTCGGAGTTTGGCTTACGAAATATGGTAATAAAGGAAGGAACACAAATGGGTCTTTAGTACTCCAAGGACCTTCGACAGGATCCCAATCAGGAATTGCGTTGTATATTGCCTGTACGTTATCGGTCTGAGCTGAAGCTCTGATTCTTCCAAGCATAAGAGGGTCTTGGTCATCGAAGACATTTGCTTGGAATATTATCTTGGAATAAATTAAATTACCGTCAGACATTACGTTCTTTTTTCATACTCCTCCAAAATTGTGTTATAAGATTCCTCAATCTTGTCGAAATAGTGTGTTAGGTTTATTATCTCTTTTTTTATAAGTTCATGTTCAGAACTGAGATGTTGCATCATCTCAACCAATTTTTTATTTGGTAGGCTTTTAAGGTCAGTGATACTTTCTTTTATCTCTTCGAATTTCATATTAGAATTTTTTACCACTCATTGTTAATTGTCCAGGTCTTCCTGAAGGAAGAATAATGTCAGGAGGTATTGCAACTTGTACAAATCCTGATGCTGCCTCTGATAATTCTTGACCTTTTTGTCTAGCGAGTTCAGCGATCAGAGACAAGTTAGGGGTTCCGTCTGCAGATGGACCAGTAGGCAGACCGAACTTTTGTAATTGTTCGATAACACTTATAGTTGTACCCTCGGGGGTCGTCCCACCCAACAGAGGCGCAGCTAACATTAGAGGATATGGTATTCTCAAGTTCAAGTTTCTACCGATGATACTCAATAAACTCAATATGTTATCTATTAGTGATTTACATTTTCTATAGTCATCAATTAGAATTGCAACCGCAACTACAACTTCCAAAAGAGATGCTATCATTGCGTATTGTTTGGCTATTTTAGATCTTGATATTTCACCTAAAACCGATTGGACTAATTGGAGAATATCTCTTTTTATTATTTCAAAAAGTTCTTCAACAAATAATGCACCAACTTTAGAAACAAATGATATGAAAAATCGTTTGAATTTTATAAAGAACTCTTCCAATGATTTGAGTTCACCAACATACTCATTTCCTATTGCAATTGCCATTATAAAAATAGGTAACAGTACTTTAGGTGATAAAACTGAAGCAACAATAGCTAAAGGAATTTTTGTGAGTAAATCTTCATCTATTTTTAACTTGATGTTAAAATCATTTGGTATTTTCAATTTCCATGATGGGTCGTCGGATGCTGAGTTCACTATTTTCTCAATGTTAGCTTGTAGAACCTTAGGATCATCAATATTTTCGGTGGTAATTGCGTCCACCATTTGATTTACGATGTTATTGAAATCAACGGTAACCTTAACATTATCACACTCTACAAATTCCAATGATCTTAATTGAATATTTGATATTTGGTTTTGAATGATTGCTCTATCAACGTCGGTCATTTCAAAAAACGAATCGTCAACACCGTCCAATTCTGCAACCTTGGAAATACCACTTACATCAATTTCTTTTCTATTGTCGAAACACAAACCTAAAACCCTCTGAACAATCAAACCAAATTTAGTTTTCGATTCAATCTCACCCGAACCTATTGAGGCTTTCATATCAACCGCGTTAGTCAAAAGATTTACAATCTCGGACATAAGATTTGTAGAGTCCATCAATCTTATGGTTGACATGTAATCGGAAAGAAATTCTCCTACATTACCCAAAGACTCTCTGTTTTCTAATTTTACTTTGAAAAAGTCGCCAGTGACACCACGTGCATTCTGTGTTACATAACTAATATCGAATAATTTCTGTTGAGACGAACCGTAGTATGGATTACCAAAGAATGCCGAAAAAGTCTGTCCTGGTGATTGTGTTCGGTTGTACAGTTCTTTATTCATCGCAAAAGGAAACTCGTTGTATATTGGAGTTTCTTTTTCATACAATAATTTTCCAATTGGAGAACTTGGATCTGTTTTCAGTTTTCCGAATATATCGATAACCTGAACAGGAATATAAATTGAAGATGAAGGATTATATTTTTGTTCTTGTGAACATCCGACGGCTTTGAGCATTTCTTGCTCCATTATCTGTTTTATCTTAGGTTCACATCTTGTGTAGGCTTCCAAAAACTTCTTCTTGATCTCACCTATGAATCCTGTACCTGACCCAGCGTTTTCTTTGGCTAAACTTAAAAGATTCTGCATTTGAGACTGACCCTGTCTTTGGTATCTCTTTTTTTGTTCCTTTAATTTTTCTAGAGGTGATAGGAGGTTTTTATCAAACTGATCAAAAGGTATCTTCTGATTCGAGGACTCCAAATTTTTTGCGGCGTCAGAAATTTCTCTGAAGGTTTTCAGAGATTTGATTTTTTCTTGAGCTTTTTGGTAGGAATTATTTAAATCTAAAGAAGCCATAATGGATTATAGTTTGTACGATCCCTCGTCACTATCCACTTCTTTTTGAATTAAATTTTGAATTAAGTCGTCGTCCAAATCAGACAATGAAAAACTTTCCTGTTGACTATTGGACTTTTCCCAAATTGAGGATTGTAGTTTAGACAGGCTCAACTTTTTTTCAACACAATCATTGATGATTTTCTGTTGTTTTTCAATTACAGGGCCGATCGTTTGCATGTCTTGAGGATCCTTCATGAAAGTCAGCATCTTATTTTGAACTCTTATTGCAGTATTTCTTTGTTCTACAAGTTCATTGTAGATTTCTTGCATAAGAGACAAAATCGACTCTTTAGTAAAATTTATTTCTTTTCGTTGTGGACGAGGCATATTCTATAAATACTGACTGTTAAATTTTCATTTTAGATTGAGTGAAGAGATATAGTTTCTTGAATCTTTTCATTGCACTTCTAATCTCCTTTGTACTCAGGTTTGTCATCTCCCTTAGTGAAAGAAGAATGACGTTTTTGTTGAACTTGTTGTTGTCCGCTCCTGAGAAAATCAATTCATAATTTTCGAATATTTCTATCAGGGCATATCCTAGTTTTTGTTCATTTTCATTGAGGGACTCCGTGTCGATGAAGGTTTTCAGATCGGTAAGATACTTTTTGATTAATCCTTCAACATCCATCAGATCTTCATCAATTCTGTAAATTAAATCAGGTCTTTCCTCCAAAGAAGAGGATATGTCTTCGTAAGAAACTTTTCTGTTAGTTTCTTTCTGATCTTTAATGATTTGACCCATCAAGTAGTTCTTGCAGATGGTACCGAAATAAGAATACGCTTTCTTATTTTTTGCAGGTTTGAACTTATCAACCTTGGTCATCAGGAACGAGTGGGTGTCCACATGAATCTCGATAAAATCCATGTCCTTACGATATAGTTTATATCGTCTGATAATCGAAGAGATCATCTTATCAAGAGGGGCTCTCAAAAATTCGTTGTAGATTTTGTTCTTTTCCTCCATCGTTTCGGCGACAAGGAAATTTCTAACTGCGGTTTCTTCTCTTACATCGAAATAGTTTTCTTTGACTGCTTTTCTACCTCTTTTTTTGATTAGTGTTTCTTCTGTTTGACCAGAAAGAATTTCTAGCATTATTCATTCGTTGTTTGGTATTTTATTGACCTGTCGTCAACGAAGAAATATTCTTTTTTGGCAGTCTGTAACCAAAACTTAACTTCGTCATCTGTAAGAACTGATTCACCGTTCTTATAATTCCAAAATATTGACCCTTCCCTCATGTTAGTGTGTTTGTATCCCAATCTTGGAATAGACATTATATTAACAGAGTTGTAAGTTAATCTCAACAAAAATTCATAAACGAATGTAAGTTTGATTGAGGGTTTGAATCCACCGAAATCTTGTACTGCGCTTTTTCTTAGTACCATCCCTGCGGTTTGGAAGTTTGAATAATCATTTAATGTTTCATTAGTTAAATAACCAAGTTCTTGAGAAAAATTCGCGGCAAACGCTGCTTCGTTCGTGAAACCTTGAAACACTCCTTTATCATTAGTGTCTACTACTATTGGTAAAAATGCATCCACTGTTGGGTAGGCTTTCATGTATTTTTCTACATTCTTAAACCAAATACTAGAATACTCATCATCAAATTCGAAAAATGAGATCCACGGATTCTTTGATTTTTCGATACCGAAATTCATTTGAGAACAGAAGTTTGGTTCTTTATCCCAAACGTATTTGTTCACGTTCAAATCTCCGAAATCGAAACTATTCAATAAGGTTACTAAAGATTCCTCTTGTGTATGTACAATAACCAATTCATCTACTTGTAATTGTTGATTCTTAATTGATTGAATTGCTTTTGTAAAATAATCATTAAAGTCTCTAACAACTGCGGACTTCAACGGAAGTATAATCGATACGTTTAATTTTTCTGACATAATTAATTATTTTGTAATTTTTGTAGTTGATTTTCAAATGATTCTGCTCTCTTAAGTTGGTAGTCTTCGAAAAGTTTGGTCACCTCTTGATCGAACTTTGCAGTATCTGTGTACTTGTTTGCCGTTTCTTCCATCTTAACAAACATGTCTTCATTTAGGTTATCTTCTAACCAATTTTGAAGGAAATCTGATATGAAATCCACGATCATATTTTTGTCTGCGATCCAAACACCATTTTCTTCTGTCATCCACTCCGGCATCAAATCAGGAACTTTACCGATCACAGGAACACCACATTTCATAGACTCTAATGGGAAAGTACCAAAACTGCTTTCGTTATCAATCCACACAGATAAACAACAGTCTTTCAAAGTATTTGCGAATTCAGTTTCACTCAATCCTCTCATATCTCTGAAAGTAATCCAACGATATTGTGGATATTTCAAATAGAAAGTTTTGATGATGTTGATCGTGTCCCTCTGTTCTTTTGTGTGGACAGCAACGATTGTTTTAGCGGGGAATTTAGATTTTTCAAAACATTCAGAAATCACAGGCGTAATTACATCAAAGGTTACGTTCTTCATTACACTATTCACGTAATCTTTTTGTTTGGTGGTTGTGGTAATACATTTGTTGATTCCAAACTGAGACCAGTTTTCACCTGGTTGAAGTGTTTCGAGTATTGTGGAATATGATTGTGATAATACAATTTTTCCTGCTGGAAGATTTTTAACTTGTGCTAAGACGTAACCAAATATTTCAGGTACTACGATTAAGTCTTCAGGAGAAATTTCTAAATTTTGGTTTTCAATTGACTTATGTGGTAGATCTGTCATGAACTTTTCACCTAACCATTTACCCACACCAACGTAATCATTTTTTTCGTGTAGCATGATTGGATTGAAGCCATTTGTTTTTAAAGACATTGCCATCTGATAAATGTATCTAACAGATGCTTTGGCATTACCTTTAGTGTCTTGAACGAAGAAATAAATTTTCGCTCTTTTCTCTTTTAATTTGTTTATAGAAATTTGGACTTTGTCCAAGTTCAATACTTTTTGTTCCATATTAATAATGTTGTATGATTTTTTTATTTAATAGACTATTAAATGCTAAACTGAATGGGGTTGATGTTGCGTTCCTATTTTTTATTCCTAAATTATCCTCGATAGGTAATTCATCGGATAGTACGACTTCCACCATCATTTTTACCAATTCGTATTTAACAATGTTGATTCTCATTTCTGTATTCCCACTCACTTCTTCGTGACCCATGTCAACATATTTTTCGATTTGATCTAAATCGATAAAATAGTTTTCTCCAAGTACCTTAATCATAAAATTTCCTCCAATTTGGTTTTTAACTCTTTCAAATTTTTGATTGTGTGTTCACAGTCAATGTTTTTGTTATAAGATGTTTCAAACTTGATAATGATTTTGTTATCAGGTTTTTTTAATAGTAGGTCAGGATTTGCTGTAAGTAAAATGTCCAACTCGTCCCACATAGAATTTAGAGTGATTTCTGAGTAAAATTTTATTTTCTCAATCAAACAACCAAACTTTGATAGAAAAAACAGAGATGCTGGTTTGGATTTTCCAATTTCATCAGATACAATCATGATCTCATGGTTGTCTCTCATTTCGTAATAGAACTCATTCAGATCATGCATCGTAGAAAGTTCTACAGATGGAGAGTGACCGAAAATTTCCATTGGATGTTCTTCATACATAAAACTATAGAAATCGTCTTTACTTGGAAAAGTAAAATGATTCATCAGGTTAAGAGAATCTATCGGTTCAATAATTTTATACTCAAACTCGGGTTTCTCCGGTAAATCCAAATATGGATCAATATAAAATTTTTCATAAAGTTGTTTAAACTTCAGAATAGTGTCTCTTAGAACACCATTCATTTCTATTCCAATTCTCATTCTTCGTATCTTTTCAGGATGTGTGTGATTAGTGGGTTTCTAACAATATCTGTATCTTCAAAAACGAAAACACCTACGTCATTCATATTTTTCATTCTTTGTATTGCATCCCACAAACCACTTTGAGTTTTATCTTTGTATCGGTCGGTTTGTTCCAAATCACCTGAAATAAAAAATTTGGAGTTAAATCCGATCCTCGTCAATAAAAGCTTCATTTGGTTCGGAGTTGAGTTTTGTGCTTCCTCAAATATCAATATTGAATTATCAATATTCATACCTCTCATATAAGCCAAAGCAAAAACTTCAATAGCTTCGATGTCTTTTAATTTTTCTCTCATCTCCTTACCAATTATTTTGTTAAGAAGATAGTAAGATGGGAAAATATAAGGATCTAATTTCTCCTCCACATTTCCTGGGAGAGACCCTAATTTTTCTTCCGCCTCAACTGCAGGTCTAACTATGATTATTTTTTCATAGGGTGTCTGTGGGTCTGCTAAAAGATCTATTGCCGCTTTCATGGCTACGTAGCTTTTTCCGACTCCCGCAGGACCTGAACAAACGGTAATTTGATTATTTTTTAAAGTGTCGTAATAAATTTTTTGATTTTCTGATAAAAATTTTTCTCTGGTTTTTCTTTTGATTAATGAACAAATGAAGTCTTTTTTTGTTTTCATTTGTGTTTCAGTTGTATTCGGAGTAACAACTGGTGTTTTTTTGATTTTACCCATTAAATTGATTTTTTTTCTGTCGATCCGGGTTCTCTTTTCGTGACGGTTTTACCTCCATCAGGACTTTCGTAGATCCACGGGGTTTCAGTTTCATGTTTATCAACCTGACTCTTAATCCAATTATAGGTTTTTTTGAGTCCTATGGAAAGAGGTTGACTAACTTCCCATCCTATCTTTTCTCTATACAATTTATTGTCTGAATTTCTTCCTTTTACACCAAGAGGACATTTAAATCCGTATTTCTTTACGAACTCTTCTCCTTCAATGTTTTTTATTTTTATATCTTTTCCTGATATTGAAATTGCCATACTAGCTAGTTGGTTGATAGTAACCATTTCTTCTGAGCCAATGTTTACAGGTCCCGTAAAATCAGAATCCATTAATCTAAGAACGGCCTCAACACATTCCTCAACATATAGGAATGATCTTGTTTGTAGTCCATTTCCCCAAACTTCTATCTCATCACCGTCTTTGCTCTCAGCTGCTTTTCTACACATAGCTGCTGGTGATTTTTCTCTACCGCCTTTCCACGTTCCTTGTGGTCCGAAGATATTATGAAATCTTGCAATTCTAACATCTAATCCATAGTTTCTATGAAATGATAGATAAACTCTTTCTGAGAATAATTTTTCCCAACCATATTCTGAATCAGGATTTGCAGGATAAGCTGAGCTTTCTTCACAGTTCGGATTTTCAGGATCCAACTGGTTATGTTCGGGGTACATACAAGCAGATGATGAATAGAATACTTTCTTAACTTTTTTCTTTACACATTCTTTAGCTACGTTGAGATTGATGGTCGCTGAATTGTGCATTACATCTGCGTCGTGTTCACCTGTGAAGATATAAAGTGCTCCACCCATATCCGCGGCTAGTTGATAGACTTCATCCACGCCTTCCTCGATTACTAAAGATACAACATTAGGATCAGTTAGATCACCTAAAATGAACTCATGGCATATTTCATCGTGGAAAAAATATTCGTGTTTCTTTATATCACAAATTCTAACGTGATTTCCCTCTTCTTTTAGTCTCTTTGCAAGATGGCCTCCAATGAATCCACCACCACCCAATACTAATACTTTTTTTTGTTTCATATTACTTAATGATTACTTTTCCTTTTTTTCTTAAAATAGTTAACCCATGATTTATGGGAATTGTCATCCATTCCCATTTATTTTTGTCTAATTCTTCTACCGCTCTGTAAGGTCCACCCAAACCCCACTCTGAATTTTCAGGATGGTTAATAGGGTTAAAAAAATGTGGATGACAACTTTGTCCCATAACGTCGTGTAAAAGAATAATTGTATTTTCATCCGATATTCGGTCTATTTCTTCGAGTTCTTTTTTCACGTGAGGGTAGCTATGCCAATCATCAACATAAATTAAGTCGTATTTTTCCTCGTTATTTTTTAAAAATTCAATTGCGTCTGATTGAACAAATGTTTGATACTCTGCTAAATCAGCAGGTGCTCTCCAAACTGTTTTTGATATATCTACAGAAGTTAGATGACCTCCGAGAACTTTGCAAGCAATTAAAAAAGGATAACTTGACCCACCGTTTCTAACCCCAAGTTCTAAAATTTTTTTAGTTTTCATTTGCAGAGCAATTGAAAAAAAAGTTAGAACGTGTTCAAAATATTGTGTTTCACCGTCATTCTTGGTTTTTAATGTGCGGTTCATTAACTCCATCAAATAATTTTCCATTACAAAGATTGTATGACTTTATTTATACCCTCTCTCAGAGAAATTTTTGGTTTCCAAAAATTTAATATGTAAGGATCAGGTTCATTTCTTTTATTCAATTGAACTGTATCAATTTCTTTAGATGGAATAATTTCACATGGTATTTCATCTTTGATGATTTCTGCAATTTCTAAAATTGTATTCCATTCAAAATTGGTTATGTGAAGATTGGTATTTCTGTCGATTTCATCATATTTTTGAGATAAAATCATAAGTGCTCTTGAACAGTCTTCAGCGTGTAGAAATTGTCTTTCCTCTTTACCGTCGGTCATCATTTCAATCTTACCTTCTTTTGCTTTCAAAATGAAGTCAGTAATTACATGTGATTTTTCTAGATCATGTTCAGGTCCGTAAACGTTCCAAAACTTAACGGTAAGTCCACCAAGAGCTGTTGAGAATATTTCTCCTAAACTCTTACAAACACCATACGGAGAGTAAGACATATTAGCCATCTGAGATGATGCGAATATGAAAGGTTTTTCATATTTTTTTATTGTCTCAAAAGTGAATAAAGTTAGTTTGGTGTTGTTTTCGATAAACTCATATGTATGTTGATACTTCTTCAAGTATCTTGAACCACCTACGTCAAACGCTAAAAACATAACGAAATCACATTCGTTGATCAAATCTTCTAACACACCGGGTATTCTCAAATCCTGAGTTGGGTCTGTAGCGATATCGAAAGATAAAACGTCATGTCCTTCTTTCTCTAAAAATTTACATAGCTCATGACCAATTTGTCCTGCTGATCCTAATACAAGGTACTTCATATTATACTAAATTTTTCAAATAATTTTCCCACATGTAGTCTTCTGCAACTGGGAAATCTTTAGCCTTCAAGAAATTTCTTTCAATTGCTGGCATCATAGATTTATATTTTTCAACAGATACTGTTTCTAAATTTGGATCATCCTCCAAGAAGATAACCCCTGTTGGATCGAAGTATTTTTCAACCGCTTTTCTTGAACCATAGTAAATTGGTACAGTACCCATTGCAAAACAATCCGTTAATTTTTCCGTGAAATATACATCCGAGTTATCGTTCTCAATTGCAACAGAGAACATATAGTCTTTCAAACCATCCTCTTTATCTCTTAATTGATTTGGTCTGCCTGTTCCAAATAGATCTACCTTGTCTTGTAATTTTTCAACCCACTGAAGTCTATTCTGATGACCTCTTAACCAACCTTTGTTCGATGCAATCATGGAAACAAGTTTAGTTTTCTCGTGTATTTTTCTGTTATCAGGCCATATCCACGGGGCGGCATTCGTAATACAATATTTGAAAGGTTCTCCTAAAGCCAACAATTCATCCATACAAGTAAAAATCATCTTGTAGTGTGATCTTGTTTTTTCTAAATCTTCGGTTAAAACTCTGATAGTTGCTTCATTCATTTGAGGTGACTCTAAAAGCCATCCAATTTTATCAGATCCACCGTCTCTAAATCCCCAATCTTTAATGTAGTTGTCAACATACACACTAAGGGTGTATGGATCTGCAGTTTCTCTAGAAAGCCAATTAATATATCTTGGCATATTTCTGTTTGATGAACAATCATATTCACCCCACCAGTCTGATACTTTTCTGATTTTTACTTTTTCTGACATATGTTATTTGTTTGTTGGTATTAATAATCCATCTTTCCATTCAACATCAACCAAGTTCCAATAGGATTCGTAGATGTCATCGGCTTTGGGCCCACGAGGACCGAACCAACGGGAAGGACATACTATTTTTTTATTTTTATTTTTGTTTAAGAAAGTTGCCCACCATGAAAAAGTGGAATTAGAAATGATATGATTTTCACATAACCCCATCAAATAAAGTTCTTTCCAATCTTGATCTTCGTTTGGAAATACAACGTTTGGAAAAGAAAAATTATTCATAACAAAATCTCTACTACCTGGCCATCTTGACTCATCTTCAGTAAAAAGGAATACTGTACTGTATTCTCCAATAATTTTCAATGCCTCTTGAATATACTCGACAGATATTGTTGGATGTATTTCAGGGAACTGAAGATATTCACCACGTCTTACGTGTATGGATAAAGTTTTGGGTTGGTTTAATTGAGGGTACTTTGATCGCAACTCATCGATTACTTCTTGTGATGGTTGGAATATTTCACGTATTTGATCGTCAAAACCGAACCAATTTTTCGTGCTTTGGAAATAACCGTCGAATACTGTATTTTCCTCCACAGGATTAACTTCACTGTATTCAAAGGGACCTTCGGTTACTCTTGTGAATCCTTCTAAATTATCTACAAATTTTAAGTTTCTGAAAACATTATTAATATAGTTTTCTGCACCACGACCCTGTCCTGGTGTCCATGATCTTGGAATAAAAACAACTTCTCTGTTGTGTTTCCAACCTTGTGATAATGCGTGAGCGGCTTCGAAAAGTTGATTTCCCAAACCACCCATTAAATTACATGATATTAGATTACTCATTTTTTAACGTATAAAGTATCACCCCATTTTGGATGCCAAGCGGAGTGATATGATTTTATGAACCCTTTGGATTCCATATATTCTGTTATTTTTTCTTCTATTACTTGACCGTCGTAGAGTTCAATACTTGCAGTCTCTATTACAATTGCTTCGGCTGAGAATATAAACTCACTTGTTGTCAAAATATCGAAATCATTACCTTGTGTATCCAAACTAACAATATCGAATTCTGTGGACAAATTGTTTTCATTCAAGAAATCATCTATGTTGACAACATTGACAATTACACTGTTCTTGAATTTTATCTGTGGGTACATTGTTGCATGTTCCTTCAAACCTCTGAGTGAGGAACACCCTGGATTTGATCCGTGATCATCCCCGATAATGTTGAAGGGTAGAGATCCGTTCTTTTTACCAACAGCATAAGGAAACAAAACACTCTCGTATTTTTCAGATTTAATTTTTTCGGTAAGTTCAGGGATTAGATTTGGGTTTGGTTCGAACCAATAGACCTTTTCAGGATTCAATGTATCGTAGAATGATTTTTCTTCACCTAAGCACGCGCCAATGTGTAATATGTTTTTGACTGTTGAATCTTTGAAAAGATTAACAATTCTTTCTTCCATGTCGGGTCCGAACGCCATAGAACTAATTATACATCAATCACGTGTAAAAAAAATAGGTAATTATAAATTCTTGTTCTCCCAAGATTCGAAGACATATGGGTATTCCCAATTACAAACAAACCCTTTAGATCTTAGTCCTTCTTGAATTTTTTGTTTTCTCTCTTCGTAGTCAGTACCCATTCTGTGAAATTGAATTTGTATGAATTTGAATTTACTCAGTATGTCTGATTTCAACCAATGCTCGAAAAGAGGAAACTCTTCACCTTCAACATTAACTTGCATCAGGTCTACTTTATCAACATTATATTTCTCAAGGAAATATTCTAATGGTTCACAATGTATGGTAATTTGATTAGAAGTTTGTTCGAGATATTGAGAAGACGCATCACCATTGTGAGAAATCAAAACGTCTTTAGATTCTGTAGAAATCCCAAGTTGTTCGATTTTAACTTTCTCGTTTGAAAAAAAATCTCTTTTGATAACACTACAAAAATCTTCAATTGGTTCGATGACAATAATATTGGATTTGTAGTTATCGTATATTCTCCTTGTCCAATTACCCATGAAACCTCCGAGTTCGATTACCCACGATTCTTCTGTTAGTGGATATGTTGCGACTAAAAAGTGATTACCGTTATCCTTGTCCCATCTTGCGTTGTGTTCTGTATACATTTAAATTTTTTTATAAGGTGTTTTATTTGCTATAAGGTTGTGTGTGTTTCTGACTTTATTGAGATCAATTTTGTGATCATTGATTGGATTAGATTCATTATAAACATATAGTACTTCATCAATAAATTTAAAATGTTCCAATCCTGACATTTCTATCATCGGCCACATAAATGATAAGTCACCAGCAACACTCCAATAATTACCATTACCATCTTTTAAATCCCTTTCATCGATCTTTTTCCACAACCAAGATTTCCATGTTCTGAGATGGGAAAGGGTAAAATTAGATTTTCTTATATTATCTAAGGAGGTTATCGGTCTGTTGAATCCTGGTCTGCCGTCATGATACTTGAAAGAACCACTTGTCATCCAAACATTTTCATCTTGATATATCTCATTGATTTTGGATAATACATTTGGATTTGGTAACCAATCATCCCCATCGATTTCTACACAAATTTCATCACCGTCCAAAGCTCTCCATCTGATTATTTGATCGTAATTACCTGGTTGATATAACTTACTATGATTTTCAATCAATATGAATCGATCATCTCCCTGAATAACTGATTTTATTTTTTCTACTGTGGAGTCTGTTGACATGTCGTCTGTGATGTAACATTTGAAATCTTTGAATTTCTGAGACATTATACTCAACAAACTTCTTTCAATAAATTTTTCGCAATTATATGATGTTGTTAGAATTGTCATAGTTCAATTTGGAATCCCTCTGGTTTAGTGGTGTATCTGAAAAACTTGAGTCTTGATCCAAACTCGCTCATATCTTTCTTTTTGAATTGTTCAATTACAGATTCTATTTCCTGTACATAAACTGTATATCCTCTTTCTAATAGTTTCAAACAAAAATTATACTGTTGGGAGTCAGTGAGAATATCGGTACCTCTCTTATAAGAGATGTGTCTCATTACAAATGGTATGGTCTTATCAGGGTTCAATTCTGAATAATATTGTGCGAGGAATTCGGTATGTTCATTATTCATCAAATCCACTAAGTCTGATAACTTAGCATCACCCCCATGTTTTTTTGCATGTACGGAAAGTGCTCGGTTGTCTCTTGGAAGACAAGGTCCACCAAATCCGAATCCATACTTCAAAAATGAATTACCGATTCTTGGATCCGATCCTACGGCTTTTAATATATTGTTAATTTCACTACCGACACCTGTTTTGATTGCAATTTCACCAATCATATTGGCGAAAGAAATTTTAGTAGTCAGAAAACAATTGATTGCTATTTTAGTGAGTTCAGCGGATGTGTAGGACATCACATTGAAATGGGTACTTGTTCCACAAATTATTCTATAAAGATTAAGAATTATTTTCAGATCGTGTCCATCGGGGCAACCTATTAATACCATTTTTGCATCCTCTATACCCTTAACAATTTCTCCTTGAGCAACAAACTCAGGGTTATAAATTACATTAATTGAATATTGGTTCAATAGTTCGGCAATCTGTTCAACATCACCAGGGTTTGTTGTACACCCCACAATGAAAGTTTTACCCATGACTTGTTCTCCATTCTTGAAAGTGGATACAAAATCGTCAACTACAGACCATAATTTAGTAATATCATAGGTTCCATCCGAGGTAGATGGGGTCTCAACAAAGGTCCAAATATATTCACATTCTTTTATAACCTCCTGATTAGTATCTACAACCTCTAAGAACCTTTTTTTAGAAAACATTTCTGTGATCTGAGGTTCGTTAGTGATACAGATCCCGTTCTTCAAGTTCTTTCTATAAGTTTCATTGGAATCTGATATGACCATAGGTATTCCATGTCGATCACAAACCAATGCAAAAGACAATCCTAGTCTACCAGCACCAATCACACCTACTTTCATGAATTTAATATTTCGATATATTTTTCTTTTATTGTTTTCGCAACATTGTCTGAATAGTATTTCTCTAAATCAGTCGGGGGTTCGTAAAGATTCTTCTCCAAAATACCACCTGAAGAATCAACTTTATAAATGAATCCTGGTTTACCACACATCCAACCTTCGATAGTTGTTCTACCTAGCTGAATACCCGCAGTCATTTTACATTTTTGGATGTACATTTCTACAGACCAAGTTGCCTTGAAGTGTTTTACGTGTTTGTTTTCTAAAATTTCTTTCAGGTAGTTTGACTTGTCTTCACCAACTAACCATAACTCCATACCCTCTTCTTTGGTTTTTTCAATTAAGTCTCTAATTGCGTTTTCTCTCAAATAATCTATTGTACCAACAAATAAGATTGCGTTTTCTTCCTTAATATTTTTAGGTTTGAATTTAGTATTATCAACAGGGTTATAGATTACCTCAACGTCTGTCATTTCAAACTTGTCTTCCAAGTAAGATTTTATTTCAGGTCTGATTGCAACATACTTTTTGATAGAAGGATCAATGTGAGGGTCTTCCAAACTGATAACTTCAGAATGAATTGTAGTCAATTTTGGTATCTCAGGATATAACTGACAAATTCTTTCTGTGATCGGTTTGTGTTGTGTATGGATGATGTCATAAGTAACATCAGAGATTTTGTAGAACACATTTGGTGTCGAAGGTTCAACTCCATTTGGAGTGTTGAATCCCCACTTCCCATCACCCATTTTAAAACCTGGAGGTTCCATGTGTGAAATAGTTTTGATACCTCTTTCTTTAGCTAACTTACTGAGCGGACCATCAATTTCAGAAAGCACGGTCACATCACAATTAAGTTTTTGTAACCCTTTGGCTAGCTCATAAACATATAACTCTGATCCTGTAAAAGTTTTGAAGAATAATGAACTTATCAAAACTTTGAGTTTGTCTTCAAATTTATATTTTACTTTGGCGGGTAAATGATCTTTATATTTTTCTGCGAATATTTTTCTGTTTTCATCCCATTGTTGGTTAACCATTCCAATGGATTTGTGAGTGATTCTCACGTTTGTGATAACCCCAACCTTCACTCCATCAATAAAGTTTTTGAAACAAAAATTTACGTCGTACAAGTGAAAACCTGGAACATTCTCATCGAAAGTGTGTTTGATTTTTGTTTTATCTAAAACAATAAACAGTCCATCGACAATCACAGTTTCTTTGATCCCATTTCCTAATGAGTCTGAGTATTTTGATTCCCATTTTTTTCCTTCATGCTCGTGATTAACAATTCCAACCATTCTCCCTTTTTGTTCCCACCACATTCCACTCTCTGGCATAAAAGTAGTGCCTGCAACACCTAAAATTCCGAAATCTGATTTTTCGAAATGTTTTAGTATTTTTGAATACCAACCATTCGTGTCAAACAAAATATCATCATGACATAGTACAATTATGTCAGTATCGGATTCAGAAATGATTTCATTATAAACTTGACTGAGACTTTTTTCCCCGTTGTTCACCTTTTCGATGACGTTAATTTTTTTGAATCCTGAAGTCTTTTTGATATACTCAATGAACTCAGGATTACTCTTCCTTGTACTATATCCTACTGTTATCATTTCTTTATTTTATACCTGTTGAACCAAATCCTTTATCACCTCTGTCTTTATCTAAGATCTCATCTTTCTCGATCAAATCAACCCATCGACCATTTACAACAGGACATAAAACAGCTTGAGCAACTTTCATACCGCATGTTATGTTGAATGGGGTTGGGTTTGTGTTGAAGACGGGAACTTTACATTCTCCTGTATATCCATTATCTACTGTACCTGGAGAGTTTAGTACTATCAATCCTTGATTGATTGCTAACCCTGATTTTGTTCTGATTTGAATTTCATATCCATCGTCAATATCAAACTTCAATCCTGTAGGAATTAAAGCACGACCAAAGGCTGGTATGGTTATATCAATCACTGAATGGAGGTCAAATCCTGAATCAGTTGGATAGTTGTATTTTGGTTTAATCGCCAAGGGAGATATTCTTTGATATCCCAAACCTCTATTCACAGAGTAGGATGATTCATCCATAAGGTCTTGTGATGAAAGACCTAACAAGGCATCTAGTTCTTTGATGTCGTTTTCTTCATCGAATACATTTTCGAAACCCTCTATTTTCTTAACGGCATCTAATAATTCCTTTTTAAAACTCTCATTCATATTATAAAAGATTTACAAATTTCTTTACTACTTCGTACAATACTACAACATCTTTCTCACAGTAGGTGTTTATTTTATCTATATTTTTTTCATCCCAATATACAGTATGAACCTTCGATCCATCCATTTCGTCAGATTTTGAAGACTCGACTCCCATCACACCACACATTAAATCTAAAGTTGATATTGTTGCGTATTGACCATATTGCCACACATCTCGGGTATCGATCGCTCTAATTTCCCATGGTTTGGTATCGTATGATGGTAATATTTTTGGTGGGTTTAATCCATTGATAATCATACGTTTTGCTAACATAGGAATATCAAAATTTTTAACATTATGACCACACAGAAAATATCCCATTTCTCCACATTTGAAAAGTGTTTTTCTCAACTCAACCAATAAAGTTCTTTCGTTATCGTTAGAATATACTGATGTTTTGAATTTACCGTTCTGATCAATAATACCTAAACATACAGTTACTATTTTGGCAAACTCAGGTACTAAAGCGGCCCTTGTACTGAACAACTGATTGAGATTGGCGTCAATGTCCTCAGGGAACCTTTTTTTGAACCACGATTCATAATGACTAAATAGGTCTGATAATCTCTTATCAGATTTCTCCAAGTTGTCGAAGTCCTTTTGACAACCAACGGTTTCTATATCAATGAATAATATTTTTTCTAACGGAACATTTATCATAAAAAGCTCTTGTAAAGTTGTGCTCTATCTTTAGTTACTTTGTTAAGATCATAAGTGTCTTTAACGGTTTCATACAATCTTTCACCTAAATCTTTAATCCAATTAGGATTCTTGATTAATTTCTCGATGTATTTTGCCCAATCGGAGTGATTTCTGTTTTCGTCAACCAAAAGAGCATTACCGTCTGTGAAATTACCATTTTGTAGTGAATGTTTCAAATCTATTGTGTAAGGACCAATGTTCGATGCAATAAGGGCTTTCTTATAGAATCCTGATTCTATTACTTTCAACTGTGACTTTACTCTGTTGAAGATGTGGTTTTTTAAAGGTGCTAAAGAAATATCAAACTTGGAATAGTTTCTTGCATATGCAGTTACAGGTTTTGTCCAAACTCGAACATAAGGTTGATCAAATTCTCCCTCGAAAGGATCTTGTGTATACTTCAAAAGATATTCCTTGTATTCAGGACTAACAGTTGTGTAATTTTGGGTGAAGACTTTTTCATATGTTGACCAAACTGTTTCTTCAGGTAAAATGTTTCTTTTCTTTTGTTCACCTGTTTGACCGTTGATTTCAGTCATTGTTCCTCTTGTGTCAAATCCACAGATAACAAACTGAGTTTGATCTTTATATCTTGTTAGTTTACTAAAAGATTGATCCAATAATAGGATATCTGAAAGATGAGATGAACCACCAAGCCAACCAACACGGATCCTTTCAGACTCTAAAGTTGGTTCATTGAACTGACCTTCTTTTGGATTGATTGCGTTTGGTAGAATAAAAACATTCTTATTTACCTTTTGGATTTCATCTGCAAAAATAGAAGTAGTTGTTGTTACATATTTTGCAACACGAATACAATTTACAATCTTTTCATTGATTTTGTTCACTCGAATAACATCGTGAATTGGGTGATCCTTTGTCGGCATCCAATAGTCATCAATGTCACATACTGTGATAATTCCTAATTTATTGAGTTCTTGTACTAATTGAACTCCCGCATCGAAGTCCAACCCAATATTTCTATGATATGAAACAATATGATAATCCTTATAATAGTTTATATCATATGGAGGATCATAAACAATATCAACATGGAAATCATCTGAGTGTTGATTTTGTAAGAAAATGTGTGGATCTACAGATCTAAATTTACCAACACCAGTTCTGTCTGAGGGTAATACCAATACTTTAATTTTGGACATATTATAATTTTACTTGGTAAAATATAGTATTTTGTCCTGATTAAAGAAAGTTGTTATTTGATTTTTTTGACTTTAGTTACTTTTCCTTCGAAAATATGTGAACCAACTCTGAATGAAAAACTCTCGTTAGTTTTTTCAGTTTCTTCTACTAACAATCCATTTTCTCTAAGTGCTTCGTTCACCGCTTGTTTAACCAACTTGTTGATACTCGATAGATCAATATTTGAAGTTGATTTAGATTCTAAAACTGGCTCAACCGATGGTTGTTTTTTACCCATAAGTCTCGAAGCCTTTTCAACTAATTCGTCTGACAATACAGGTGAAGATTGTTGTGGGGGTACGATAGGGTTTTCTAACATCAATTTTTTTATTGAGTCAGGTAGTTTAGATTTCTTGATCGCATCCACAGAAGGATTTGCAACATCTTTCGTGTTTTCGAAAGAACTTTCTGAAACTAAACCGTTCGGAATATTATATTTGGCTTGTGGTGCTGCGAACTCTTGTAAAGATGTATCAGGTAATTGTACAGGATTATTTCCTCTTGGGATTTGATTATGTTTGTCCATGATGGCTTTAGACACCATCAGTTTTTGCATTAAGTCACTCATTTTAGGTAAATTTTACAACAATAATAACACTACTCATAGATTTGTCACCATTTGGATTGAAGTTAGGTCTTGGTGCATCAAAAATTTCGTTTGTTGGTTTCAGAGATAAAATTTTATCCAATCTGAAAAGTCTCCATCCAGGTAATGGTTGTTCTCCTTTATATCCCGTAAAGGATGCACCTTCTTCATCCCAAGCTCGTAAAGCTAAGTTATTAGTTCCTTTCATCCTACCCAAACATACGGGTTCAATTTGACGCAAACCTCTACCACCTGGTTCATCACCATCGTAGTAGATTATACATTTCTGTCTCTTTTTGATGCAATCAACAACGCTATCAACAGAAGCAATCTCTACAATTAACTCTTTTAGAGATTCTTGTAATTTCATTAAATAGAGAAGTTCGGATAAGGTTTATTGGCGTTGTATTTGTTAATCTTGATTTCATTCTTTCTCTCGCCAACATCAAGTCCTGTACCCGCATTTTGATTATACACATCAAGGAAAACGCCAGTACCTCTACCCAACTCATCACCATCAGCAATTGCATCTGGACTATTAACTGAGTAAATTACTTTTTCTGCGTTGTAATCGTTTCTTGTGATCAATTTTTTTCTCTCAGCGTCTGCGATTGCTGTAAGTTGATTTTCAACGTCTTGACTCAAATCTATTGGTAAATCTGCCATAGTTATCTGTTCATTAAATTGTTTATTCTTTTAAGGCTTTCAGTTACAGCGGTATCATACTTCTGTAGAGTTGACTTGTGTTTTTGTGATGGTCTAACGTTCGTATAATCTTTTTCATGATTCTTGATATGTTGGTTTTCCATACCAGTTTCAGATTTATTGTGTTTTGTCATGTAAACTGAGTTTCTAAGGAATGATAAAGCTCCATCTACCCATCCTTTCATTTTTTCACCACCATTCAAAACAAACGGAGCTTCGTTTGTCTTACCTTTGAAATTATCAAAGAAGTTTTTAATCCTTTTTAATTGTTGGTAAGTTACAGAGTTTTGAGATTGTAGCTCTTGGTTTCTATTATACCCCTCGGTGTACTGATTTGCATTCTGAACCGAACTGAAAGAACTTTTCATGTGTTCTTTCATTTCATCAGGAAATTTCACCCTTTTATTATAAAGATCACTGTTCACTCTCGAATAATTTTATAATGTCGTTTTTTGACATACCGTTTTTCTTTGCTTGTTTAACCAAAGATTTTATATTCTTCTTGATCACTGAAAGTGATTCATTATCATCAGAATCTTTATCCTCTATTTGTTTTTTTACTACGTCAGATTTGTTTGAACTTTTGTTCTTCATTAAGATATCTTCAACAACCTTCAACATTTTTTGTCTTTGGATTTCTTCTATCTTTTCTTTCTCAGTAATTCTTTGTCTTACAAATGCACCTTTCTTTTTCTTCTTGTCAAGTTTGATAGTTTTACCCATCTCATCTGCTCTTTCAACTGCATTGTCCACACCCATTTTATCTAAAATCTTGATTGTTTGTGATGGAGTTTTACCTGAAGTTTCTTCATAACCAAAGGCTTTAGATAAATCCTCTTCACCGATTTCTTCAATTGACTCACCATAATAAACTCTGTATCCACGTGTGATTGGATCGTTTGTAATTGTTGCTGCTGGTACCGTTTGGTCCATAGTTTTCTTTGGGTGTAATTTAGGATCTAAAATTGGTACCTTAGAATTGGCCATTGATCCATCGGCAGTAACTAACTCTTCAATCTCACCTTTTAGTTCTTTGGTGGATTTAACTTTTTTTTCTTTAGCAATCTTTGATAGATGTTTTCTCACTTTATCACCGTGTTTTTTATCAAAGTCAACTTTCTCATCTTTTTTCCTGGCTTCGGACAAAGTAGTCTCTACTGAAAAATAAAGAGAATATTTATTTCCTTTATCTCTCAATAAGAAATAGTATGGATTCGAATACAGTTCTTGGTCTATGGCTATCATCCTCTTTTTTTAAC